AGTTGCTTGGGTAAGGGCTTTTTGTCTGCGGTCTTCCGACACGGCGTATTCTCGGGAGGCTTTAGCAGCAGCAATGTTAGCCTTACCTGCTTCTTTTGTGGCAGCAACCACTTGCTTAGACTCGGATGTGAAACTACTAAATGTGCCTTGGAGAGACTTAATGGCCTTTTCCGCTTCACGGACAGAACCAAAGTTTATTATTACACTACCTTTTAACTGCCCTACGTCCATTATTTTCTCTCCTTTTTAGGCAACTGGCGGGGAGGAACATTGCTTCCTTTCTTACCTTTCTTTTGTAAGGCTTTCTTCTCCTCTTCCGCTTTAATCTTGAAGTATGCACACCAATAATCAAACTCATCGGCAGGCATATCTACAATCTCATAATGAAATTTCCCCAAGGTTTCTGCTAGATAGTATTCGTCAAGAAGCCTTGGGGATTTCTTTAGTTTTTTTCAGCCTCTCCCTCTTCGGAAGAGAGACCCAATACTTTGAATGCAGCTTTGGAGAATGTATCTACGTAGCCACCAGAAGGCTGTTGCACCATAGTTTCATAGTCTGCTTCGTTAAACACTTTCTCGCCAGTCTCAGGGTCTACAACAGTGTAGATAACGGCATACACTTGCAGCTTGAGGGTGTCCATCTTATCGTCCTTGGTACACTTCTCAATCAGCGCAGTACGATCAGCGTATGACAGTTGACGTACTTCCACTTCAATACTTCCGTGTTTAACTTTCTCGGAGCGGAATTTATTCTGTTGGCCGAGGGTTGCACTACGAATGTCTTTAATGCTCACTTATATTCTCCTAAGAGTTTTGTTTATGTACTTTGTAAGACAAGAAAGCCCCGCGTATGTGCGAGGCTCCTTTCACTACTTATCCAATGCTTAGATTGGGTTTACTTCACTTACGGCACCCGTGCCTTGGAAAGACAAACTAGCTTCTACCATGGCATCTACGCCACTAGAGATAGATGTGTCAGTTACAATCACTTCACCTGTATATCCATACGCACTTTGGCCTTCTGGCATATATTCAACATAGATGCTACTACGGTTCTCATACGCATTCAGAATCTTCAGCAGGCCAGTCGGAATAGTAGAAGTTGCGAGGTGTCTCCAACCAAACGGTTTAACATTCTCGGGTACGGACAGGGTGTGGGAAAGGGTGAACTCTTCATCACCGCCTACATCACCGGACTGTGAGTAACTACCAATCTTGTAGATACCGCGAGTAATGGAACTGCCGTCACCAGCAACATCAAGTTCAATAACAAACTCACTACGGTCATTCAGTTGACCAAAACCATCGTTCTCTGCACGATAGAAACCACTCAGTTCCAGATCAGCAGTGAGCAATGTCGGACGGAAAGTAGAAAACCCACCATTCGCCTGTACAGTCTCAAAGCAAGAGGTGTCTGTGGTGTCCGCACTCTGAGTCAGACTAAAGCTGTTAGCACAACCGTAAGCAGACATAGTGAGGTAGTCACCATCAGCGGTGATTGCACCTGTCGGAATATAACCTGATACAAAGGTCACTTCGCCAAACAGATAGTTGATAGACTCAATATCTGCACTAGCTACAGCACTAGCACCGTCGTAAATGGTTACACCAGCAGTCCAGTCCCACACAGACTTAGTGTCATCTGTAATACGATAGGTTTGAGTGCTATCGACTTGAGACATTGCCTCACCAGTAAACGATGTGGGTGTGGGGCCACTGCGGCGAACAGTTGAGTTATAACCAGCAAAGCCACGGTACATGGCATTACCAGATACAGTCCAGTTGATTAGACCAGTCTCGGAGGAGCTATAAGCAGCACCAAAAATAGTGTCTTCTAGCTGATTCCCTTCAAATGAAATGTCCGCCGTACTTCCCGGTACGATGTAATATGTAATGTCGTCATCACTGACGCGCAATTCTTTTGCTGCTGTCATAGTATTTCTCCTTTAATTGTACATACGCGCATGTCTTTTTGTAAGACAAGTATTATTGTATAGTCTTTCTGTAAGTAGAATTGTTTCCATCTACAGTAATTTCAAACTCCATAGTAAATATAGAGCGCCCCATATCATCGTTACCTAAAAAGGTCGGGCCTTGCATTTGTAGGAATCTACACCAGATGTTTCCATCCTCATCTACAATGTTAGGGTGGCCGAGCAGGCCATCTTTAATCTTATAGAAATCTTTAAGCCCGTCATCATAACTACCACGTTCAAAGTAACCATAGAACTTAATAGTGTACGTATCTCTAATGTAAGCAGGATTGGCTACATTACCGACATCCATAACGTGCATATAAGAAGTATTTTTGTTAATACCTGCACCCAAATAAATAGGATGTGTTAGTTCTAGGTCTATGATTACATTGTCATAAATGAATTCAGAGGCTATCATTATTTCCATCCTATTTTAGAAAACACTTTCTTCCACCACTCTTCTCTTTCCTGTATGAGAGGTATTGCTAAATACCGTAGTGGTACCTGGCCTGTAAATGTCTGTGCTTCAGCGGGGTTGTGTGGATAGTCATGTCGGTAGTAAGGGTTTGATCTATTTGGGGCACCTTCATGCTGTTCTATTGCATAATGCGCACTTCCATCTCCGTTATAACTAAGTACCAACTCAAAACTATCTTCGGTTAGTGACTGCTCAAACCTACGGCTATTTATAAGTGCCCTACTGAGTGTCGGAGTAAGGCTGTCCGTGCGCTGTTTAAGGTGCTTTTCAAGGTTATCGCCAGCAGTGTCTATAGACCTATCAAGGTTAGAGAAAGCCTTATCAAAGCCCTTGAACCATTGATTAACATCGCTTTGCTTAAACAAGTGCCCACCTATCAAACTTCGTATAGTTCCAATTTGGAGACTTACGAAAGTCCTTTACTTCAAATGCTCCCGATATAGGCTCAGCATTAGTTGTATGATCTCCCTTGGCAATAAAATCACCAATAGCCAAATCAACATCAACGCCCACAGCAGACTGAGAACGATATTCACGACCATCAGAACCATAGTACAACTCAGTACGGTCTTCCCATCTTGCTTTAGCCAATGAGACAGTAAAAGAAGGATTTCCCCACTTGTCCAGAGCACCGCCTTTCCAAATCGTAATAGTCTCACCACGTAGATGCCTCATGCCCTAACCAACCTCACGCTCGTTGTATTGCTTCCGCCATACCCCAATGACCTAAGATATGCAAGCTGTGAAACCACTTTCCCCGGCTTGGACTGAGGATACGCAAACTCAATACTACTATTACCGTAGCTCTCACTAATTACGGCAGGTTCAACGTCAAACAAGTCCTCTTCCATGAACTCGACGGCTACAATGGCTACAGCGCGTTTAATGGCCTTTGGAATCCCCTCTACAGTACGCCCTTGGTTATCTGTAAACGCTTGTCTAGGCCACATCAATCCTTGATCTTCTGTCAATATGAATGACGCTGGGTCTAGGTAGGTGTCAATATACAAACTGGCATTAATCAAGTCAGACTCGGAGGGGAATGTTTCATACCCCAAGTCTGTTAAAATGTCTTCTGCTTCTGTTATGCTTAGATAAGAGTTACTGTCTGGTACGCCCTCACCTGTCTCTAGTATTAAACTCATGTTATAACCCTCAAATCCTTTTACTTGTTAGACAAGAGGCATAAAAAAGGGGAACCGAAAGGCTCCCCGAATGTCACCACTTGCCAAGCACTATATATCATCTAATGACCAGTTCATTAAGTTCTCATATACTTTAGGATGTAGTACATCTTTATACTTTTCTGCTTGTTCTCTAACAAACTTTTCTTTTTCCTGCCTATATACAGCGAATGCCTCTTCTGGTGTTCTATATAAACCTAAATGTTTTTGAACTCCATTACCCATATTGATATGTGCTTTGTATCTATTGTCGCACTCCCTATAATAAATGCCTTGCGCTAGTACGCCTCTTGTTGCTCCACAGTTATTCAATAGTGTGTTTATTTGGCTAGGTAGAAGGCTACACGTTTCGGGACTGTACACCCTATTACCAATTACTAATAAGTCCTTATCTAGATGATAACCCTGTTTATTTGCATTCGGTTGTCGGTAATACCACTCTGCAAAATTCTGGAAGTTGTGCCACTCTGCGCATACTGAACAGTCCCTGTACGTAGGCTGCTTCTCTAACATTTTATCATTGTAGACTCTATTCAACATAGATTTCCAAGTCTGATAACATTTTGTTACTGTCCTGTTTATTTTTGACTTATACGGGCCGTCCCCCATGCAACCAACACCAAACACGGACTGATGGAAAGGATTTCCTATTTTACCTGTCTTTATCTGCTTAGAAGACACTACTTTTTTAAATCCAGTATCAAACATGACTACTATATTGCAAGAACCGTTATACTCAACAACCTCAACCTCATAGTTCTGATTTGTTGTGTACTTATCACCAACTCCAATACTAGGCTTTAATCCTCGTGACATTATACAGCACCCTTAAAAAATACTATTAAAGCATATTGTACCAACAGCGGTCTATAAGATCAACAAAAAAGGGAGCCGAAGCTCCCAAACCATCCTTGGTGATAACGCATTCCGTGCGTTAACTGTTCTCTGCAACTACTTGCAAAGCATGTTCTTTGTTTTTAATCTTCTCGTCTGTCAGCTTAGAAGCGTAAGACTTGAGTTCGGGCCACGTCATATCTTCGACGCTTGTGACATTACCATCTACAGAGGATACTTCTGTTTTATCCTCTACGGAGGTTACTACTTCTTCTTCTTTTTGTACGGCATATCCTTTCCCATGTTCAATCTTACCGGCAGCGAGATACGCTTTACGAATCTTCGCATTATCAGTAAAGAAGTGAGAACAATAAGCAGGAATACTCTCATGCTCGTAGAAGTAACGTGGGTTCTTAAAGTGAACTGTACCACCGAAAGGCGGAGTTTCTTCAGGTTTACAGAACGATACTAATTCTTTCTTAGCCATGTCATCTCACATAGTTGATATGGCGGGGATAAACCCCGCCTTTAACTTTATGCAACTCGGATTAGTACGCCCGGCCCAAGTTTCACATCGTGCATCGCGTAGCCCCAATTGGAGCCAGTGCCCAGAGCAGCGTCATCCGGGTTAATGGTTGCAGCGGTGTAGCTGAAGCCCTTAACACGAGTGTTGAACGCATATTCGCCCTGAATGGTCATAACGATGTTCTCACGACCAAGCTCAGTATCAGACAGGATGTTCTGATCTTCGGACTGAGTGGCTACCAGAGCCTCGTCAGTCAGACCAAGTACCTTGTATGCGTCTACGCCAGAAGATACACCGTCTGCTTCTACCAGAGCCGGAGAGTCAGTTACGATAACCGGACGGTTCAGAGTACCCGGAGCGCCGCCGTAGATAACAGCATCAGCTACGTTAGTAACCTTGTCCTGAATCTGAGACTCTACCAGATCGTAGAAGGTGTTGGAGTGCATAACCCACGCACGTACACGTTGAGCCTTATCACCCAGCTTCTTCAGACCACGTACCAGATATTCAGTACGGAGCTTCGGATCGGTTTCGCCGGTAGCGTCATAGACCATATCGGTCTCGGTTTCCATACAGGTAACACCTGCCAGAACCAGAGTATTCAGCCAGTCAGCAGCTACGTCTTCAGCAACCTGTTGGCCGTAGTAGAAGGAGAACATCTGAGGATCAGTTTCAATCTTCTTCCACGCGTCCATGGTATTGCTGTTCGGGCCAATACGACGGTTGACTTTAGGACTTACAAGCTCGCCTTGCTCCATTTGATTAGGAGTAACGGTAGCCGTAGATGTGATGTCACGGTGAGTAACAGTACCACCAGTGATCTTTTTCATAAATGATTCTTTGGTGAAGTCACCCTTGAGCGACTGAGTAACCAAACGAATCGCACCAGCAGATGCACCGTTAAATACTTCAGTGTTCTGTTGGAGAACTTCGTTCATACCGGAGAAGAATTCCCGGTCGTAAATCTGGAATGAGTCTTTAGTACCAATAGACATATTATAGCTCCTATATCTTTATTTAAGTTAGCCTTTGATTACTTTAATTTGCCCATCTCGGGCTACTTCAAAAGACACAGGGCTGTAAAGCGTTCGGTCATAATCCTCTAACCACTCTAAGTACCCCGTATACTTCAGTTTGTTACCCTTAGCTCTGTTAAGAGTGGCCGGGATAACTTGCAGGTTTCCATCCCAATGTAACCCACAAACCTTCTTAGCCTTGATTGGAATGATGTGATCAACTTCCCAATCTTCTCCTGTCGCATCGCGCAACATGTCTGCTAAATCGTAAAACTCTTTTGCTTTACTTGCATCATACCACTTTGGTGTGACTTCTTTCTTTTTGTCTCGGTACTCTTTACATCTTCTAGAGTACTCATGTTTGTTCTTCTTATAGTACCTATCATTGTACTCTTTAAGTTTGTCTCTATTTGCATCTCTGTAAGAAGCGTAGTACTCTAGTACGTGATCTTTGTTGTCTTCTCTCCATTTTCTCTGGTACTCTAGACACTGCTCACGATGTTCTTCACTGTACTTCCGAGACATTTCTCTACAGTATTCTCTGTTATTCCAATAGTACTGCCGAGCATTTCTTCTGTATCTTTCTTTGTGGTGTTCTGTCTGCTCTCTTTCTTTCAATGCACGCTTACACAGATCACACCGACAAGCTCCAGTTTTTGCGTAGCGAGGAGCAATCCCTCCTCGTCTACATGGCTCTCCTGTAAAGTACAGTTTAAGCCCTTTTTCTAGAGCCTCGTCTCTACTTATCTTTTCCATAAATAATCTCCCGTTTATTCCAAAAGATTATAACAATAAGCAGAGACTAAGACAATCCTACATCAAGAAATCGGAAGTTCGTGATAGGCATCCCACCCAAATTTACCCACAAAATCTTCCCGTTCCTTCTGTGTCATTTCACTGCGAGGCTTCTTGGGAATTGCCTGCTTACCATTAGTCGGTGCAGCTCGGCTTCCACTTCCACTCTGTTGACGGCCTCGGAAGGCTACACCAAAGTCATCATGCTCTCGCAAGGAAGCTACGTACTCATCAACAGACATATATTCGCCTTTGCTGTTGAACATCGGGCTTCCGTCTGGGTCTACGACTCGGGCAACCATTGTGCCGTCATCGTTCTCCATCAGTTTTACATTACGTTCTACGTGCGGTTGCAGGAGTGTTTCAATACCCTCGTGTTTAGCAATGGCGCTTACAACCTCTCGTTGTACCAGCGTCTTCTCCATGCTAGACTGCAACTGCTCAATGCGAGATTGATATTGTTTTTCTTTCTCGCTGAACTCACGAGTGAGTGTTTCTTTCAGCTTGTTGAAGTCGCCCTTGCGCTCCATTTCCTTTTGTTGTCGCTGAAACTCTTTCTCTTTGAGTTCTTTCAATTCTTCTGGACTAAAGCCTGCTTCTTCGTATGCCTTGGCCTTTAGTCGGTAGTTCTTAGCCTCTTCATTGGCTTTTTTCTGATACTTACGTAGCTGTTCAAGCTCGTTTTGCATCCTCTGATAATCTTCAAGACTAATCTCTTGCTCTTGATTACCTTGTTCTTCATGCTGCTCTTCTTCGTTTTCCAACATCTCGTTGTTTTCTTCGTATTCGTTAGACATCTCGTCTTCCTGTAATAGATTTAGTTAATTGCGACTTTGTAAGTCATTGTCGTAAAGTATGACAACTTTTACATTTCATCGTCCCTCAACTCATTGATATTCGGCTCTTGTGGAACCTGCGGCTGTTGAGGATTTTGTTGTGGCGCTGATATTTCCACTTGATCGGTGAT